CTGCTCTTTGGGTGGGCGAACCATAAGCCTTGTGTTTCCATCACCCTTTACTGAAATCGTGAACTCTACTGCTCCGAGCTTCGTTACTACTTTCTGCTTAGGATGGGTATCAGAACTAAATTCCATCCTTCCTGTTAGTTTCATTTTAATCATGCAACCTCTATTGTTTAAATTAACCCCTGCCGGAGCAGGGGAGTTATGGTTATTTGTTCAGGTCAATAAGTTTATACTGGCCTGTCTTAATTTTAGCTTCTGTAGCTGGGCGTTTCTCTCCAAGAAACTGATTACGATACTTTCCAGTCGTTACAGAATAATCCCAATCCAAATCCAACAAAACCCCTTCCGGAGTTTTTGCCGCAATTATAGTATTGTAGGATTGAAAAAAAGTACCCTCACTATTTACCCTAATGATAAATTGATTTGGGACTTTGTTCCCATTTGAACTTGTCATGTTCTCAACGTGAACTGTTCTCATGTTACCTCACTATTAAGGTTTTACTTACAGCACTAATGCTGGATTGAATTAGTACCAACCAAAGCCCTGCACGCAAGGCTCTGGCTTATGCTAACTCTATTTGCTTACTTGGTTTAATGTTTCCGCTTTCCATGCATCGGCCTCAAAATTTAAGCCGTTAATCTTTCCCTGTAGAATAGAATTCTGAACCTTGAGCTGTTGCCAGTTCAGATGCAATTTTTTAATCAGGGCGTTTGTCTGTGGCTGATTTAACCAAGATATTTTCTCCCTGTCCAAACTTCCGTCTTGCTTAATCAGGCTGTCCATCTCACACCATTTAACCATCATGTTATCACCTCAATTTTAGGGTTAAAAAAAAGCCCCCCGAAGGGGGCAGGGTTGTTATTCTCCGGTCTCTTTGTTGTCTGTCAGGTCTGGAACAAATCCGGCTTCGTTTGCAACGTCTTTGAATCGCTCAGGGTACAACTTAAAAAGCTGTGTAGCAATCTGTTCCATGGCATAACCTTGACCGTTAAAGAGTGTGTTATCGTGACAGTACAGCTCAAAATCAAAGCCCTTGCCGGAATCAGCATCAAAGCCGGTCACATTTACACTATGTTCTCTCCAGCTAACCTCTACGGCTGTGGCTCGGTCAATTTTAATATATTCAACGGTTTTTGTTTTCATGTGTCCTTTATAGATTAGGATTGACAGCCCCCACTTTATGTAGGGGCTAATTGTTAGAATGATTGAAAAACGAAAGTTGGCTCTTCTAGTGCTACTCTACGGCTATTTGCCAAAATATTCTGTGTAGCTCTATGCTCTGCCTTACCTACGTATGAAGTCCGAGCCATAAGCCAGTCCGCTACAGCTTCGTCTGGTATGTCTTCCGGATCCTCCTGTGGTGATTCTAAAAGCAGAAGCCTGTCTGCACAGTCGTAGTAACTGATAATCTCGGCTCTGCTTGCTTCTGTGAAATCACAGCAGATTGCTATCGGATCCAGATCTATTTCTGTTCCGCAATCGTCTTCGTACTGCTCAAACCATTCGAACAGTAGCTCTAGTGCTTCATAACTGAAGTTGTCATGATCTCCGCCAAAACGACCACAGTCTCGGAATGCCTGTTCGAAAGCGTATTGATTAACGGCTTGTTTCATGTTATCCCCTTATTAGGATTAAAAATGACAGGGTTTCCCCTGTGCCGGAGACTTATTTCTCTGGCTCTGCCAGCTTAATGCAGTCTTTGGGCCTTGTCAAGTTTTATTTTACATTATTTAAAAATAAATTAAACATTCTTCAATTCTGGCGGTCCCTCTTCCGGATCGGGATAAAAAGCCAGATATTTTTCTGCTGGTTCTGATACAATTAATTTATACTATTTGAAGACAAAACAATGAAGGGGTGAAAAATCCATGTCAGGATCTAAAACAAAAAAAACAGCCGGTTTGTCAGATCAACAAGATTCATTTATATACAACTTGGTATGTCTTGGTAACAATCCCACGCAGTCGGCTAGGCTTGCCGGTTATCTCCAGCCAAAACAGTCAGCGTTTGATTTAACTAGGAATACTAAAATTATCTCTAGGATCCAGCAAATGCGGGCAAAGGTCTTCAGCTCGGATCTTGCCACGACTGCAGTCAATGTTCTGCGTGATGTGATGCTGAACAGCTCAACAGATTCGGCTAGGGTCTCAGCGTGTCGTACTGTGCTTGAGCTGTCGGGTGATTTTGCCAGGGCTAAGAACACAGCCACAGATAAAGACCTGGCAGAGCTAACACCTGAAGAGCTGGGCGGTATGATTGAAGTCTGGGAAGCAGAGAGGGCGAAGGTTAAGAAGAGCAGCAGCATTAAAGTAGTGGAAAGCAGCAGCAAGGACAGCAGCTCTGTTGTTGACGTTGATTTTAGCTAAAGAGGAACAGAAACACTTGATAGGGGGGGGCCGACCACCCCCCTGGCCTCCCGAACAGGGAGCCTTCTTATGATTATCGACTCCAGCACAAATTCGTTATATTTTCAATCTACGGATTCTATATAGGACTAACCTGGTGCTATATAGGGGGACTTACTTGTACTTATTTGTACCTTTTTTGTAGGTAAAAAATACAAATAAGTTTTGATTTTTAGTTAGTGTTTACAGACACATACAGAAGCAAAAGGACTTACTTGTCTTTTTTACCCTATATTTACAAAACACCCTTATTATTCACAGAATACAGAAATATATACAAGTAAGTACTATATTAATACATTTATATCTATATACTATTGATATTATTAACTCTTTCTCTAGGGACTTATTTGTATTTCGAAATACAAGTAAGTTTTTCAATACCCCCAACCACCTGAAAATATGTAAGAAAACGCAAAACTTATTTGTATTTAAAAATACAAGTAAGTACAAATAAGTATTTTACCTCTTTTTCACCCCATTTGGGCCACACACGGAATAATAACTATAAAACTTTAGGATAGAGGTATGAGAGTCTACATTAGTTAGTAGACTACTTTCCCCTCAGAGATAATAACTTATGGCACAACCCAGAGCATATTCTCGTACCACCACATTCAACGATTTTTCCACTACAAATCCTTCGGATCCACATTCAGGTTCAAACCTGGACACGGAGTTTGTTGAACTCAAACAGAACACGGATGATTTAAACGCCAACATCGCACTATTGCAACGTGATGACGGCAAGTTGTTAAATGAGGCAGTCCATAAGGATTCTTTTGACCAAGATTCTCTAGCTCTAATCGGACTTTCCGGTTACACAGTAAGGGGTACATGGGCAGCAACAACTGTTTATGCATCGGGGGATATAGTAACGAACAATGATGCAACGTATTTAAACTCCACGGCCCACACCGCAAGCTCCGCATTTTCCACAGACACAGCAAACTGGACATTATTAGCTAATGCAGCAATCAATGTCACAGGTCATTCAGTAGACACGATAAACGGATTAGGCACAATCAACTTACAGGGTGCATCATGGGATGATGATTCTGCAGTAATTACCTTCACATCCGATGTTGGTACACCAGTAGTGGGTCAGCACATAACCCATGCATCTTTTCCTACAGGGACTAAGATTGCAAGTATTGGCACTCCCGGTTCCCAGCTCACAGCAGACACTATTTCCACAGCAGCAGGAATTGGACAGGCAGTAGATTTAAGCAGGGGATTCACTCTTACATATTCTTATAGTAGTGACACCGATTTTCAGGTTTTCATTGCTGGAGTTTTAACTTCTCCATCTTTATTCGCAGTTTCCGGAACAACTCTAACTTTCACCACAGCTCCAGCTTCAGGGACAGGTAATATAATTGTCTGGGGCGGAGGAGTTGCAGTAGAGGCAACCAAGTCCCAGGTTACGTCTTACCGGGATGACACTTTAGATCACCGGGACACAGCCCAGGACTATGCTACTCGTACAGGAGCAGTAGTCAGGCATTTTGATGGAGCAACGAACAATGTGTCGGATACTTCTCCAGCAGACCAGGCAGGAGTATATTCTTCAAAGGAATTTGCACAAGGTTCTGTATTAGCAGCAGGAGGTTCATCTAAGAACTGGGCGATATTAGCAACAACTCCAACCACTACAGTAACAGATGCATCAGCAAAAGAATGGGCAACTGGAGTATCTACGCATAAGGGTGATGCATCAGCCAAGGAATATGCCACTTCTGCACAGTATGATTCAGTAGAAGGTTCAGCAGAATATAGTGCAAAGCACTATTCTG